CGCACACGGCCATGGCGGAATCTTGTCACAGTCCAGCCCGCACGCGAAAGCATGCGTTCCGGTCCGCGAAACATCATCCATCCGTAGTCGGTTTCAACAGGCCGGGTTTGGCAGTATTCCATCTGACTGAAATCATCAGTCATCTCGAACTTCATACTAAACCCGAACCGTTTGAAGAAATCCATACCCAAAATCCTGGAAAGGTCGGCCCTTTCAATGATCGTAACACTATCATCTCCATTAACACTAAGAGAAAACTTACTCACACCACTGGCTTTCATATAGCTGACCAACATAGCATACATGATCAAGCTATTTCCCAAGCCAGTATCCATATGGCCACTAAACCTTGTGCCGTGCGTCTTGTACTTAAATCCAAGGGCGCTAAAACCGCAGCTTGTTAGGGCATGACCCCATAACCAATGAACATAATGTCCATCACGCGGGCGCCTACAGCAACGCCTGTAGAATTTCCTTATGGCATCGAGTAACCCAATATCTACATGGGTGTCGAACTTTGAAGCGTCCAACAAAAGGTAAACTGGGTCAAGAAAACAATCACGCTTACGCACAAAGTCTTCAGCAAGGGTGTGTAAATTGCATCCCTTACCAAAGATTCTAGTGCCAAAACGATCACGGCATTGATAGACCAAAGCCTCAAAGGGGTGGGTAAACCGCCCCATTTCCAAAGCTCCAGTGGCCATCATATACTGAATCAGTCTTGATGCGTTTTTGATAACTTTCTCCTTGTCCGCCTTATTGAAACACTTATTCCAGAAATCTCTACGGTTAAGGCCTCGTTCTAACAATTCTAACCTAGCTTCTTCATACCTCCTAAACCACCTTCCGCGGTAATTATGAACCACTTTCTGGCGGGTGTATAGGTCATCTAAAATAAGCTTGGGATGTAGCACCACAAGCTCTTCCAACACCCCATTAAACAGGGGCATCAGGCTCAGATCTAAAGGCGGGGTCATAACTTGATGGCGTAACCGGAACGCTAAAAAGGCGTTGCATACGCAATTATTGTGGGTAAAAGTCACACCACAATCATCAACTATTTGGCTCACATAACAAAAGGATTTCTCATTAACAACACAGGCGTCAAAAACAACGCCGGGGAAAAACCGCACCCAAGACTTAGGCCTTGGTGTGGCGTTACTGAGCTGTCCTTTCAAATATGGCCAAAG